CTCACCTTGGTCGTTTGTTAGTTTTTTTCCCTTTCCTCATCGGTAGGGGCGGTCACTTCTAATACGAAATTAGCAAGACGACCAACGATCTCAGGATCGACATTTCTGCGAAGTTTTACTTTATCGCCAATATCGAAAACCGAATCACCTTTATCATCGACTAACCCGAAGATTAAGGCGTATACCATATAGTCAGTATTATCACCGTTAGCTCGACTAACCCACTTTGACTTATCCTCTAAGGATAAAGGCTTTGCGTACAAAGTAGTTTCCCACTCAGGAACATAAATCTCGCGCACAGTTTTACTGCTAAAATGTGATACCGCAGTTTCAATAAGTTTCATAATTTACCTTATGCTACAGTTTCTTCCGTTAATTCACCGTTCCCTGTCACAGAGAAAGATGCTTCTACTAAGCCGTCAAATGAAGCAGACTTAGAGACAGATGTTACAATAGCAGAGCCAGACCAGTAAGCCTTGGATGATGTGTTGCCTTCTGGGTATAAGTTTAAAGTAATCTCAGCGCCTTCAGTCAAACTTCCTTGACCGTTAGTGTCAGAATCATCCCAGTAAGCATTAAAAGATGCAGTCCAAGATTTAAGAGTTGGTTTATTGCTTACCCAAGAATCACCCATAACAGTGTCAGCGACCACTTCAGATGTTACCTCTAAAGACCAGTCACGGATTTCTGCTACGGCATTTGTGCCTGAGTAAACTGCGCCTAAACGACCAGTATGTGTAGCCATGATAATATCCTCAATATTAAGTAGTCGGTGAACCTTCTATAGTATGATACTTGACTGTTACATCAATCGAACCTATACCAACAGGAACTTCACCATCGCCATTGTATTCTGAATCAAAACTGTCAATCATTGTGTCAATGGCGTGACCACCACGAGTGACATCAACTGCCAAAGCAGATTCAATCTCTGCCATGATAGTGTCCATTTTATCATCAAAGCCAGTATTAGTCTTTACATATACTTCGACTTTAAAGATAGATATTCTTTCTTGTGAGCGAGCTGTACCAGTTGTTAGGTACTGAATTGATTCGCTCTCATTGTATATAATTATACCTTGCGTAAGGGTCTGAGCAACAGGGTAAACTCTGGTTGTAAATACATTACTCCCAGTAGTTGTAAGACCAGTTAATGTGGTCTTTAAGTTTTCACGAATTGCTTGTCGCTTATGCATTCTGTTTCTCTAATTGTAATTCTGTTATACCTTGACCATCTGGCATAATTACTCTTATGTAGTAAGTGTTACCCTCAATTAAGATAGTATCTGAGTCACTTACAGAAGGAAGGTCAGATGTTCGGTAGTAAAATCTAGGCTGTTCCATTGCAAAAGGAACGCCACCACCAACATCGACCGCTTCGTAATCTTTATCGAAAATACCTACTACATCGGTGTCATTGCCGTTACTAGTGTGAACAGCGGTAACGCCAAAATCATTAAGCATTGCCAAACGGTCATTGTCAGTTTCAACAGCCATTACTTAGCCTTTCTACGTGTACGCTTAGGCTTTTCTGAGCGATCCTCTAATACAGGCTCTTCCTGCGCAGGGATTTCATCAGTTTTCTCGATACGACCCATGCCGACCAAGATTTGAATTTGTTCATTGGTTAGGTCTGATACAATCTCGCCAGCTTTAAGTTGACGACCTAATACGATTGTGTTTTTTAATACTTTATACATATTAATCTCCTAAGAGAAATAAGAGGGGGTTAATTCCCCCTCAAATCATTTATACACCGTCATTGCTTACGCAGAATGATTGTGCATGACGTACAGCAGTGTCTACAGATTGTAGAGCTACTACACGTACAGTACCAGAGGTGCTGTGGGTATATGGGTCAACTGTAATATCAAGACCACCGAACATACCTACTAGCAAGTCTGAGAAGTTACCAAAGTAAGCATTTCCAGAAGTTGCTTGGTTAGATACGATAGTGCGATAACCGTTAACAGTTCCACCTTGCTCAACTACGAACTGAGCTGTGCCAGAGGCTTTCTCAGTTGTTTTAAGCGCACCGTACATTGATGCTGGCATGATGTAAGACATAGAGTTAGCAAGAGCATTATCTTCTGCAATCGCAGTTTCCATAGCAACCATTTCAGCAAAGGTAGGATTAGCAGCGGCAAAAGTAGTAGTGTTAATACCAGTAGTATTAAGAATACCAGTAGGTTGACCACCTGTACCAGTGCCTTCCAGAGCAGCTTTATCAATCGCTAAACCTAACGCTTGAACTAGGTCGTCACGGATAAGGTTTTCAACGCTCAATGAGCTTTGGATTAACAACTGACGAGTTACATCAGTGAATGCGCCAAGCGACTTAGGCGTAAGAGATACGCTACCTACGGTCATTTCTGACTCAGCAGCAGATCCACCCTCAGAACTGATCCAACTAGCATTAGCAGCGCTTAGCTTCTTTGGAATCTTAACATCGCCAGATAAGCCGTTTAACATTGTTGCACCAGCAGCCATCACAGAAGATGCGTTGCGAAGTACATCAATGAAGTCACCGCCACGGTAATCTTCACCGAACAAGTCAGCTTCGTCAGCAGAGTTTAAGTCACGCTTCCAAGTACGCAATACTTCAGCAGGTAATAAGATACCTTGTGCAGTACGACCATACTGTTCAGCAGCGGCTCGTGAACACTCAAATTCAAATGCAGCAGCTTCTTGTGCAGCACGGTCATTTGGGTTAGCTAAAGCACGGATAGCGCGTACTAGAGAGAAGTTACGAACTTCTTCTTTCTGCATGCCAATGTCTTGTGACTCAAGAGCTTGAGTTGAACCAATCTTATCTAACACATCACCACGGAATTCTTCGATAGATTTACCTGATTTGATAGCTTCACGAGCTAAATCAGATAAGTTGTGACGTGCGCCTAGTTCTGCAATTTCAGCAGCGTTGCGTTGTGCAGCTTTTTTAGCTTCCGCTTCAATCGCTGCGATATCTACTGTATCAGACATAATTGTCTCCTTAATAGTTTCAGTAGGTTTTTCTTCGGGGTTGATTGAAGCTTCACTTGAACGACCCAAGCCGACTGACGTGTCTGCTGGGATACTAACCAAACTTGCTTCTACAGGCTTCCAACTCTTAGCTACGTAAGTGTCTTTGTCCTTTTTTTCAATTTTGTTGATTGAGTAACCAACACTGATATTAGTGCGAATACCATCAACAACATCATCGAAAGCTTCACGAGCCAGTGCGCCCTTACCGAAACGCACTTTAGCACGAAGACGTCTCGTACTCTCATCAAGCTCTACAGATTCTACCACACCAATTTGCTTTTCTGGGTCGTGATCCAAAAGCAATGGCGCTCGACCACTCGCCAGAAATGACATGTCAATCGCTTCCTTAGTGTGTTCTAATACTTCATTACCAAATGAGCGAGCAACAGGCTCTTCTGAGCTGACAGCAATCATAGCTGTACGCTTTTCTTCGTCAACTGGCTTCATTTCCATAGCCATTGAACGATGTTCTACCTTGACCTCGCTACGCTCTTCATCGTCAAAGTTTAACTCTTCGACTTCTGGGTCTTCAGACTCAATCTCTTCAACAATTTCAGAGATATCTTTATCCTCATCCATCATTCTTTCCTCATCGTTATCAATTCGTTTCACTTCTTTCTTTGACCACGCGTAGCCAGCGTTTCCGCCCCATAGCAACCACGCAATCGTAAAAGCATTTTCACCACCGTCATTCTCTTTCTCGCCATAATGCTTGTCATAGTTTGACGAGTGGCGCGAAAAGAACGAATACATTCTTTTAATAGTGCTGTCAGATAAATCTTTGTTATTACTAATATCCCTAGCACGAGCAACACCAACATCAGTGCCACCACGCCCGTACTCTTTGCGAAGTTCCAAGCCGCGCGTTGCATTCTTTCGCATTTGCTCATTAGGCTTCGCCATCTTCCTCACCTTCATCTTGTACGGGTGCAAAGTTTGCGTTGTACGGCTCAAGTTGATACTGGACACCAAACTGCTCCATCATATCACGGTCACGCGCAATCTGACTTAGTAACTCTTCAACATCTTTACCGTATTGGCTAGCAACATCTTGTAGAGATAATATGCCAGATTTAAGACCTAACACAGCAGCATTCATTTCTTTCTGTGGGTCTACCCAATTCCAAGCGCGTCCACGGAACTCAGCAGCATCAATAAACTTATCCAACTTGAACGCTGGAAAGCGAATAGAGCCAGATTCTTGGGCTGCAT